TGGGTCGGGACCGGCACCTGCCCCTATAGTGGTTCTTAGTGTGGTCAGAGGGGTATATCTACCGTGAGCTATTCCGGTTGCCAAAGAACCACCGGCGGTAGTACCGAGCCCCACGGTAGCGGTAGAATCAGCTAATCTTCCACTCATCGGAAGCTCATTATCGTGACCAAAAAAAGTAAAACTCGCGCTAGAAGTGGAGACGGAATTACTGGCCACGTTAAAGCTGTAAGAATTCAAAAATCCGATTCCCTTAACCCCTGCTCCGCTAATTGTAACTCCGGAAGCCGTTGACCCCACGGAATGTTTTATCCCGCTAGCTAAAAAGTTAATAATGTTTCCATTTTGACCATAATTCTGACCAGTTAGAGAGGTAATAAAATTAAAAGAAACATCTCCAACCCGTGCCGACGACGGAAACTGACCCAAAGCACCTTTGTTGCCTATCGCGTACAAAGGTTGCGCCGAAGTTGAATAATTAACAGTAAAATCCGACGCCAAAAGAGTCTCGTTAGCAGTTCCCCACTGGACGTTTACCGATGCCTTATCATAAAATACCGTTGCCATAACCTTTTATTTACAAGTATTACACATTTTTACCTCAAAATGAATGATCTTAAATTAAAATTAACTTGGGCGTTGGAATCCACGCCCCCCTGAAAAGATTCCGACGTTAAAAGCATATCATTAAAAGAATACTGCAATAATGTAGTGTCAGAGTTGTTTTTTTTCAAAGTTATTACCGTATTCTGGAAAACCGTCTGATCAGGAACGAGTCTCATGTTCTTTATTTCGTAGTCATCAGGCTCAATAGTGAAGTTAACATTCACTTCCACCGGAGTTCCCGCTATTACCCCAGTAGGGATATCGTTCCCTACCGCATATAAAGGGAGACGGGGGGTGGCTATAGCTACATTGAAAGAACTAACGCGATTAGTGTTGAAAGTATCTAAATTGATCTCCATTGAACTATAACTGGGAATATTTACGACGCTTGGGTAGCTATCTGTCGACACATTAGCCAACGTTCCCGTCCCGAATTCCCCATAAATTACAGAACTGGTAGAAACGCTGGGAATCTCCCCTATGGCACAGCTTACTGAATAAGTTTGCATGTAACCCTCTGTAAAAATAAAATTTTTGGTTCCGTGGTTAACTACGCCACTAAAAGCGATGTCACCAGTGAAGTTTTGCATTATCTCTGTGGAAGTGGCTGGAGCCGAGGGAGAAAGAGTGTTTATGAGCAGATTGCTTACATCCAACGTAGCGGTTTGAGGGCCTTCTGGGGCATATTTTATGCTATTTATACCTAAATTTCTAAGAGGCCGAGCAACGGAGGAGTAATTGGCAGATACGGACTGAACCCCCTGTATCCCGCTCCCATTAATGGCGATACTCTCTGCCTCTCTCCTGATTCTTCCTAACATTACCTTATCTTTATTTTACACTACTTTTTTGGTGTAATATAATAAATAAAGGATTAAGGGAAAATGGCTAACAGTATTTACAACATTCCAGTTCATAATAAGAACAAGGCATATAGCAAAAATGACATCGTTATGGTAAAGGAGACTCCCCTTGTAAGTACCGGTGTTCCCACAAACCTTAAATATTATTACGCCCTAATAGATGTACCATCTGGCGAAGACACTCTCGTTACGAACTCCACCTATTGGGGAGGATATGAAAATAAAAATACACAAAGTTACCCTTTATTTTTATGGACCCCATCCTACAACGTAGCCGTGCAACATGCCCCAAGGGTTAAATCCGTTATATTCGGAAATGGATATCAACAGCGTAGTCCTGACGGCTTATATTCAGGGTTAATCAAAATAGACTTAACCTTCGACAAGAGAGACGAAAAGGAATCGAGGGCCATATTGCACTTTCTTAAGACGCAGAAAGGAGTCACCGGCTTTGTGGTTAAAAAACTCCCCCAAATATATGCTGACGGCCCAGATAACTCGTACAAGAAACGTTTTGTTTGCCAAAATTTCAATAGTACCTATGTTTTCCACAATAATTACAGTGTGAAAGCCTCTTTCATCCAGACAAATAACTAAGAATGCCAGACTACACCCCAGACAACACAAGGGCTCGGTCCACTATTAAATCTTTAAACACCGAACTCTCGAACCTTACCCCTTCTTCCTTAATTACATTGTTTGAGATCGATTTAAACAAATTAATGGAAACTAAAGGTATTAGTTTGGTAAATGAAGCCTTCATAGTAAGAGGAGGAAACAAACCGAGCCAAGGCGCTTTTCTTCCGGATGTTGAAGATGGGATTTTAAGGTTTCACAATAACATAACTATTTTTAATTCTTACTTGGTGTGGCAAGGAAAACATTATTTCCCAGCTCCAATTACGGCCGAAGGATTTGAATCCTCCACAAAAGGAACACTGCCGCAACCTACTTTATCCATAGCAAGCCAGTCGGAAACGGGAATAGACCAGCTAGCGTTGCTCAAACACGAAATACAAAAATTTGGAGATATTATTGGGTCAAAAGTCTCACGAAGAAGGACGTTCGCCAAATACCTAGATGTGGCAAACTTTCGAGGAAACACAGAAACAGCCTTACCCCCAGACGGCTACGAGCCCGATATGTATGCGGAACTACCCAAAGATGTTTATTATATAGAAAGAAAACAAACAGAAAATAAAAATGTTTTAGTTTACACTCTTTCCTCTATTCTTGATTTAGAAGGTACCAAGATACCAAAGCGGAGGGTTGTTGCAAATAAGTGTGTGTGGCAATACCGCGGTGTAGGATGCTGGTACCAACACGCAACAGACGATGAACTAAAAGCATGGCAGGTTGCCAAAAACGACAACACACTTAGTCAAAGCGACACAATTCCACTTCTTGAGAAAGCGGGAATTAAAACCCTTCATGCAGATCCAAATGCGGCCACATGCGGATTACCAATTTTTGCCCCTGCCGTAGCTACAGACAAAGACGAACACATCTATTCTACTGGTTTAGTGAACCCTGAGGATGTATCGGAAATTAAGGACAGAGGCAAATGGAACGCAGCACAAACCTACCAAGTCGGAGAATTTTGCTTCTTGGATAAAGATGGTGTAAAATTTTATTTCGTATGCAAAAAAATAACCGGACCGATAGAAGATGAAGATTCAGGAGTAGTAACACAAAAAAGCGCATCCCACCCTCCCGACTCTGAATACTGGGTTCCTGACGAATGCTCGAAAAGCCTTACCGGATGTCGACTAAGATGGGGTAGTAGAAAGGGTAAAGCAGCCTTGGGGTCGTCATGTGCAATCGCAGAAATGGGACAGCTTCCTTTCGGGGGTTTTCCCGCCGCAAAAAAACTAGCTAGTCAACGATGACCTTAGAAGAACCAACAAAAATAAAAATTGAAAAACATGCCCTAAGGGAAAAACCGCATGAATGTTGCGGACTGTTGGTGGAAAATAAAAAAGAACTGAAAACTGTTGAATGCCGGAATGTTTCGGAAAAACCAACACAACATTTCTCCATAATGCCCTCCGACTACCTTAAAGCTTGCCGCCAAGGAAAGATTAAAGCCGTATATCATTCTCACGTTTCCTCCAACGACAAATTTTCCATCAACGATATGATGAATAGTCGTTCCCACAAAATAGATTATGTACTCTATAGTACAAAGAAGCACAGCTTTTCCTTTTTCGATCACACGAAAAACAAAACCTCTTTCTTGAACAAAGCTTTCAAAATAGGACAATCTGATTGTTATACAACTGTTAAGGAATATTACTCGAACCTTGGAATAACCCTTGCGGGGAATAACACCCTCGGAGACGATTGGTTCAACAAAAACCCCCACCTAATCCAAAACCTTTTCGACCTTAACAAAAACAATCCCGATCTCCCAATTATGGAGCTCTCCCCCAACTCCCCCCTTCGAGAACATGATGTGATTGTTTTTGAATTCGTTAAAGGGGAAGGACCAAACCATGTAGCCATCTACTTGGGCAACGGAACAATAATTCACCATCCCAGAAATAAATATGCATGCATCGAAACGTTAAACAAGACTCTGGAAAAAACCATGTACAAAATATACAGACATGAAAAATTTAACTAATATAAAAATTCACGGGATCCTTGCTGAGCAACTGGGTCAATCCGAATGGAAACTTGCCGCACGAAGCATCGGAGAAGCTGTCAAAGGAATTCAATGCAATAATAAAAAACTCTACAAGCAGCTGCTCGAAAACGACAAGAAAAACATAAAATACAGAGTCCTAATAAATGACAAAGATTTTGCCGTAGAGGAAGGGAAAGACCCCAACACTTTAGAAGGTTTCCGAAACTCGGAGCTTGTCATGAAAAGCGATACTATACAAACCATTGATATAGTTCCCGTTTTAGAAGGCTCTGATAAACTAATGTCAATCTTGACAATTATTATAGGTGTAGTTCTTATTGCCACTGGCATCGGCGCAGCTGGAGGGTTTGGAATGCTTATGGCAGGTCAAGGGGGCATGATGGCCACTGCCATGGTTTTGGGTGGTGTAGGCTTGATAGCGGCCGGTATCACCAACCTGCTAACTCCGATGCCTAAATTTGGAGATTTTAGGGAGATAGAGCAGGGAGGTGCTCGATCTTACCTATTTAATGGCCCCCAAAACACCATAAGAGAAGGGGGCCCTGTTTTTGTAGGTTACGGAAGGCTTCTGGTTGGCAGCCATGTCATACAAGCGGCTTCTGATGCTGTTGACGTTGATGCAGAAGTAGCACCCAAGTATACGTGGGGAGGGGCTGATACGGAAGCTCTGAATTATTATATCGACGGAGCCGGGCTACTTTTGGAGAAAGCGGTCAAGGAATGGAATAATACTCCGGGAGATTAAAATATGGCTGAATACGAAGCGCGCACTCCAGTAACTGATGTAGCGGCGGTCCTAACAGGACCGCCGGGTTGGCCGGTAGCTAGGTCAGACAATACGGTTGTTTCGAGATCTTTTGCGGAAGTTGTCGATCTGATAGGTGAAGGCGTTATTGAAGGAATCACCAGCGGAGAGTACAAGTACGAAGGAGTAGAAAAAGCTGTAGGGTATGATAAAGTCAACTTCGAATCTTACACGGCAACGGGAGTACTGGGCGAAGCAGACACTACACCAGCAAAGCAACAAAGAAAAGACTTAGGTTTTCTTCGCTCAGTTTATTGGAATGAAGTGCCAGTAGTTGACGGTGACGGTTTTTATAACTTTGCTTCTGTAAATCTCCAATACGTAAACGGAAACCCCGCGGGTAACATCCCCGTACTCAGTTCGGACATGTCATCTTACGCAGGTCTTTCACCTGATGAAGAGCTTGACCTAACAATCAACCGCTCCATAGGGGAGAGACTCTACGGACCTGAAATTAAAGGGGGAGGAGACAGTCCAACAATAACAAAAAACGCAAGCTTAAAACACGGAACCCAAATAGACAAATATGCTAAAACCTATAGCATACTCAATAAAGAAGTAACAAAAATAGAAGTAAATATTAAAGTACCCGCCCTTTCCGAAATCTTACAATCCGGACAAAAAAAATACAAGAAAAAGCACGGCCCCGCGCGAGTCGGTTATGGAGATACTAAAGCTCGTACGATCAGATATAGCATTTATTACAGGCCCCTTTTCGACAAAAGGTTCTCCCAAACTTCAATAAAGGATGGGAACCAGACGACACCCACACAAGCCGTATGGAAATTGGGGGTATCCGAAACTATTACGGGTATGATAGCCAATGCCTACATAAGAAGAAGCACTATAGACCTTTCCTCCAAGCATTTTGAAGACGTGGATAATTTCGAAGGGTGGGAGATAAGAATAGTCAGGATAACTCCCGAGTCGCTAACCTCCTTTTTACGCAACTCTTCATATGTGGATTCTATTGTGGAAGTTTACGGCACACGACTACGTTACCCCTACTCTTCCATGATCTATTCGCAGTTTGATGCACGCTCCTTTACAAGATTACCCTCCCGAGCTTATGACGCCCACCTCACTAAAGTTCTAATCCCCAGTAATTACAACCCCGTTTTAAAAAAATACGGAGACAGCAGGTTGGGGGACGCAGTCCAAGACCCTGCGGGAGTTTGGACTCATCCAAGAACCAACACCAAAATTACCATTGCCGACAACATTGTAACTCAATGGGAAGAAATAGATACGCCAGCAACTCCTTTTTGGGACGGAGATTTCAAAAAAGAAAACGGTGATTACATTAGAGAATGGACCGATAATCCCGCGTGGTGCTTTTATGACATCTTAACTAACCCCCGCTATGGAGTGGGTGAGTTTATAAAAGAGACTGAGGTGGACCAATGGACCCTTTACGAAATAGCTCGATTCTGTGACATCCTTGTTCCAGATACTTACGGAGCTCTTGAACCCAACTTCACAATCAACCATATTATCCTTTCGCGCGAAGAGGCCTTTAAAGTGCTAAATGACCTCACGTCTGTGTTTCGGGGTATAGCGTATTACACCAACGGAAGCATCTTTGCAGTGCAGGACAAGTTCAAAGACCCAGTTTATCAGTTCAATAATTCCAATGTTGTAAATGGAAATTTTACTTACTCAAGCTCATCACAGAAGGCCCGTCATACGGTTGCTATAGTAAGATACAACGATAAAAGAAACCTCTTCCAGCCAACAATAGAATACCTCGAGGACGAAGAAGCGGTAAGAAGATACGGTATCAGAGAAATAGAGACAAGCGCCCTTGGATGTACAAGCAGAGGACAAGCCAGACGTTTTGCCAAGTGGATATTAGCTAGCGAATTTAATGAAACAGAGACGGTCAGTTTTTCCGTTGGCAATGATGGGGCTTACTTAATGCCCGGGGACGTCGTCCAGATATACGACAATTATCGAAGTCCATTAAAATATAGCGGTCGAACCAATGCGGTAAGACCTTTAATACTGGACGATAACGAGGGCCAACAAAATGTAGCAAAACCAAGCGATTGGGATAGCGACAGTTTCAATAGTGTTATACTGGATCAAGCTCTTAATTTCAACGAAAATAATCTTTATAAATTTTCAATACTCACTCCTACATATAACCTTTCATCCGGGGACGCTTCTGATATTCGCCGAAATCAAATACAAAACCTTTTGTTTAGTGGGGCGCACACAAACACCATAACAGGAGACTACAGATCCGACTTCATGGAAAGTGGAAGCGGCGTATGTACCCAGATATATTTCAACACCGGGGACTTCTTCCAAAAAGACGTCACCATAAATGCGGGAGGAACAGGCAATAAACTTAATTTCAATGACTATGTAATCACGGGATATACTAATACGGGAGTCAACGCAGAATCCCCAGAGGGACCTCCTCATTCTATAAGTTATTCTGGGGGATACTATTCGGGCGAAAACTTAATTTGGAGTATTGAACCAAACGATCCGGATGATCCCGAGTTCATCAGCGGAAATTATTCAAATTTTAAAATTATAAATATCAAAGAGGAGGATACAACCTACGGAATTTCCGC